CAAGTCGAAGTAAGCGGCAGAGAAGGTCAGCCCTTATCCGTGCAGATTTATTTACCCGACAATGGCCGATAAGACGAAAAGTCGCAACGACGAGCAATCGTCCAGCGAAACTCCCGTCATAAGACCACAACCGGGACCGCAGGAAGCATTTCTTTCGACTTCAGCCGACATTGCCATTTACGGCGGCGGCGCTGGAAGCGGGAAGACCTTCGGGATCATCATCGATCCTCTGCGGTACGTTGACAACGGACAATTTGGCGCGGTATTCTTTCGCCGCACATCTCCGCAAATCACCAATGAAGGCGGCTTGTGGGATGAGGCGACGAAGTTATATCCAGCACTCGGCGCTGTCGGGAGACAGTCGCCAAAGCTCGATTACCGATTCCCAAGCGGTGCGAAGATCACCTTCTCGCACATGCAGCTTGAGAAAAATCGCTTCGACTGGCAGGGTTCGCAAATCCCCGGCATCTACTTCGACGAGCTGACGCACTTTGAAGAGTCGCAGTTCTGGTATATGCTCTCGCGTAACCGCTCCATGTGCGGCGTAAAGCCCTACGTGCGAGCGACTTGTAATCCCGATGTCGATTCGTGGGTTGCGAAACTCATTGCCTGGTGGATCGATCCAAACACCGGCTATGCGATTCCCGAGCGCTCTGGAGTATTGCGATGGTTCGTTCGAGAATCCGATGAAATCATTTGGGCCGACGAACCCGAGACGCTAAAAGAGCGATACCCGCTCAACGTCCCGAAATCGCTGACGTTCATCCCCGCTTCGATTCACGATAATCCGAAGCTGCTTGAAGTCAATCCAGAGTATCTCGGCAATCTCCTTGCCCTGCCGATCGTCGAACAGGAACGCCTCCTGAGGGGTAACTGGAAGATTCGAAAGATCGCCGGTATCATGTTCCAGATGCGCCACTTCGAACAGCGCATCAAGATAGCGGCACTGCCCATCGGCGAGATCGTCAAGTGGGTACGTTATTGGGATTTGGCAGCGTCCGACAAAGAGAAAGCCGATTGGACGGTTGGCGCACTCGGAGGCATTACGCGCCTAGTCAATGGCGTCAGAAAAGTTTACATCGTTGACGTTATTCGCGGTCAATGGAGAAGTCTGGAGCGCAACGCTCGCATCAAACAGGCCCTTCAAAGCGATCGACAAAACTTCGGCTCGGTAAAGACCTTCATCGAACAAGGTATCGGAGTCGGAATCGATACAGTCAACGGCATCATCGCAGAGAACCTCGGATTCTCGCTCACCGCCGACGCTCCGAGAGGTTCAAAAACAGAACGCGCAGACCCGCTCTCAACGGCTTGCCAAGCGATGAATGTAATTCTCGTCGAAGCGCCCTGGAATGACACCTATGTGAACGAGATGGTCTCATTCCCCGATCCGAACGAAAAGATCAAGGACGATCAGGTCGACGCATCGAGCGGCATGTTCAAAAAGCTCACCGACGATAGTTCAGAAGTTTCTTTCGAATGGCTCGACTAAACATTCCCCAGCCCGAACAGCCGCATGGCTTTAAGCCCGGTCAGAAAGTCCAGCATAAAAAGCAGGGGCATGAGATAACGATCGGCGAAGTCATCGGCGATAAAGTCCACATCGAATTCCAAACGCCGGACGGCGATTTCTTCATGGGACACGTCTCGGGCAAGGAGTTAAGAAAGCAAGTTAGATAAATTTCTCTCATTCAATCACTACTATGCACTATCGAAATGGCCGTGAGGCCCACAACGGAGACCGAGTTATTAAGATCGGCTATACTCCAACCGGGGAGTCGATTATAGCGGTCGGCATTCTTCATAGCGCCATTCCCGGAAATGATTATTGCAATGGGAATATCGCTCCGGTTCAGAATATGACTGAAGGAGCGTGTATCATTGACATGCTTCACGTCGATGATGTCATGGCATTCATCGCAGAAAAAGGCTTGGACAAACGGCCTGAAGGAAAATAATAAGTTTCCGCTCTCGCAGCGGACACCGTCCCTCGCACCCATGCCAGACACTCTCTCGACAAACGCTGGATCGGAGCCGGGGACCAAGTTTCAAGGGTGACTAAGTTTTTAGTCATCTCACTATCACACTCTATCACATTTCGCTCATTCAATCCATGCCCGATACCGTCACCGCTGAAAAATCGCCACTCGTCAACACCGTTCGACCCGACAATATGCTCTTCCTGAATAACAGGTCGAGGATTGTCGGGAAGATTTCGAAGCTCCCGATCGCGTGGGGAGATGCCGTGCTCATCACCCTTGCCGACAACATCGATCGAGGTGTGCTGCAATATCTCTCGCAGGTATTCCAACAGAGATTTCCGGAGAACGCGGTTATCTTTCTTCCGAAGTCTGCGGACCTCGGCACGATCAATGGCGACGAACTTATTACGCGGATCAAGGCCGCTCAGAAAGCAGCCGAGAAAACGCGCAAAGCTCGTTTGAAAGCCGAGAAGGAAGCACGTAAGACCGCAGATTCAATGGCGAGGATATAACGATCCCCGCCTTCCGAAGCGCCCCTCATCTTATCAGTTTCGTCCTCCCCCGAAACTGATTCTCGCTCAACTGATTGTCCTCTTTCACGAAAGTCATTACCGCGCCATTCTCGTGGCTCGGCTCTAAAACGGTCCAAGCAGTCTCGACGGTCGGTATGGCCGTCGCGAATGCTCTTGCGTTCATTCCCAATTGGCTCAGAGTCTATTTCGTACCCGCGACGTTCCAGCGCCTCGCGCGTGAGGGATATAAGGCGTCAGCGGTCGTCTATGCGTGCGTCACAAAGTACGCGAAGGCATTTCCCGAACCTCCTGCGCGTGTCGTTGACGATGAGACCGGCGATCCCGTAATGAAGCATCCGTTGCTCGACCTCTTGCGAAGGCCGAACAAATGGATGAACCAAGCGCGGTTCATGATACACATTATCGTGTATCTCGTCATTGGCGGCGATTGCTACGTTTACAAACTTCGCAACGCCTCGGGTAACGTCGTTGGGTTGCGGCCCCTTCACGCGGGACAAATGACACCGGTACCCTCGCCGGATAATTTCATCGACCATTATCTTTTCACGGTTGGCGATGGAAGACAGATCCAGATCGATCCGAACGATGTCATTCAGATTCAATGGCCAGCCGTCGATCCGGAAGAGCCGTGGAAGTCCTTCCCACCGCTGCTCGCTGTCGCGCGTGAGGTCGATACATCGGCTGAGGCCGCACGTTACACGTATGCGCTCTTCAAGAACGATGCAACGCCTCGCACGATCATCAATATTGCGTCGGGCGCCAACGATACCGATTACGAGCAGGTCAAAGCTCGATCGCAGGAACGCTTCGGCGGCGACAATCGCGGCTCACTCGCAGTCCTCAAAGGCGATGCAAAGATTACCCGCATTGGTCTCAGCCTGAAAGACCTCGATTCAGAGCAAGCGCTCAATATCCCGGTCTCGAACATTTGCGCTGCATTCGGAATACACCCAATCGTTCTCGGACTCGCCATCGGTCTTCGCCGATCTACCTTCAGCAATTATGCAGAAGCCCGCGCCGCATTCACGCAGGACACGCTCGTTCCTATTTGGCGGCTCGTCGAAGACTCCCTGACCTTCGGGCTGCAGAATGAATTTAGTGGCCGTCCCGTCCGCATTGAGTTCGATCGCTCGCGCGTCGAGGCGCTCCGCGACAATCAGGACATCATCCACACGCAAACAAATGCGGAATGGCTATCCGGTCTCATCACTCGCGATGAAGCACGCACGAAGATTAATTACGCGCCGCTCCCGGATGGCGAGGGCGAAGTATATGTATACGATGTCAGTCCCGCTCTCATGACGGACCCGACAAAACCGACGATCCCACCGGCAACACCCGCCGAATCCGCCAAACCTGTGAATCAGGAAGTCGATGAACCCGAAGCACTTGAATTGCTCGACGATGAAGTGACAGACAATTCCGAAGGGGTTGTCGCGCTATAAAAACTCTCTCTAAAAAAATGCCCAATCGTAAATCTCTCTCCTACAAACAGCTTCCGGTCTATGGCTTCAAGGCCCTGGACGATCAGAAGGGCATTATCGAAGCCTTCGTATCGGTCATGGGCAATGTCGATATGGCAAACGAGCGTGTAAAGTTCGGTGCATTCACCGAGTCGCTCTCCAAGAAACTTCCCAAAGTCGCATGGGGTCACGATTGGAAACAGCCGATCGGTAAAACGCTCGAAGCTCGCGAAGTCCCGTCCGGAGATCCATCGCTCCCCGATGAGATCAAAGCATTCGGTGCGCTCTACGTCAAAGGGCAACTCAATCTCGAAACGCAGCGCGGACGCGAGGCCTATTCCGATCTCAAGTTCGGGGCAGTCGATGAATTCTCGATCGGCTACGATGTCGAACAATCGCAGATGCAGGCAGATGGCGTCACCGATCTCGTCAAACTCAAATTATTCGAATGGTCGCCGGTCCTCATCGGCTGCAATGAAGAAACTTCTCTCGTCTCGATCAAAGAAATGAAAACAACTCCTCTCGCCAAGCGCAAACCAACAGCACACTCTAAAGTGCTCGCGCTCAAGTCGCTCGATCTCTCCAAATATTCACACTTCAAAGGGCAATACCTCGGTGATGGCATCGAGGCATCGCTTGCTTATGGAGTTTTTTACGATCTCCTGAACTCGCTCGGCTGGGCTCTCTGGACGATCATGGACAATGCCATCGCCGAAGAGCCGGATAAAATCATGCAGGTCGGACAGGCATTCGATGAGGCCAAGGAGCTTGCTCTCGCATTCGCAACCGCATTGCTCATGCAGGAAGAAGCCGAAGACGTTACCGATGTCGCGGAAGATGCAAGCGACAATCTGACGGCGACCGAAACAGCCGCGGCCATCGAAAAAGCAATCTCACAAATTGCTGTCGCGCATAAAGATTTCTTCGGCAATATGAGCCGCAAGGAAGGTCGGACATTCAGCTCGAAGAACGTCGATACGCTGCTCGAAAAATGCGAAGCGATGAAGACGATGGCCAAAGGTCTGAAGTCGCATGCAAAGGATATTGAGGATATGGTTGCCGGAAAAGCGACGACTGAAACCGATACCGACAGCGGCGCTGCCGGCGACAAGAGCATTCCCGCGCTTCGCCTGAAATCCATTGCCGATTTCGAGGCCGAGCTTCAAAAGCCCCTATTCTAAGAATTTAGTTTTTTCACTCTCCCTCGCGCGAGCAGTCCCGCTTTAGCGCTTCCCTTAACATCTCTCAATTCTCCCTACAACACTATGACTATTGATTTGACCGCTGCGGCGGCGGAATTCAAAGTCCTCGGCGAACAACTCGCTCACAAGCGGAAGACCGCTC